ATTCCGAGTACGTGGAAAATTAGTAGACGGTGAAATGCTCAAACAAATGGAGCAGAATCATCTGAACCAAAGCAACGTGAGCAACCGCGTGATCGTTCAGCATTGGACACTAGAAGAAGCGGTGAGTACGCCAAAAGGAAGGGGCAATAGACCGAAGAAGCGACCGTTTGAACGTAAGCTATTGTCTGTTAATGGCGAGGTCAATACCTATTTCATGGATCTTGATGAATGCCATAAGAAATATGGACCTCCTGGAAAGGTAATGTATCCCGAACGTCTACGCCAAAAGGAGTGGATTCAGTGATTGAATTAACCATCCCAGGCGACTATCACGGGCAAGGACGTCCACGAACTGTAACGAATAAATTTACACATAAGACAACGACCTATAACCCGAATGCCAAAGAGAAAAAAGACATGCAGAAATTTATTCGCCTTCTGACGCACGAGAAGCCGTTTAACGGAGCGATCAGCGTTAACCTTACAATCTATCGAAAGATGCAAAAGAGCCTTAGTAAGAAGGAAAGAGAAGCCAAAGCGAAGGGAATCATACGTCCAACGGTTAAGCCGGATCTCGACAACAAAATTAAATTAATTCTTGATGCGATGAATGGAATTGTTTGGGAAGATGACAATCAAATTGTGGAGTTGAACGCAAGGGAATTTTATGCAGAAGATCCACGAATAGAAGCCAAAATATTTGAGCTGGACGAGGTAATTCCATGAGCAGACGAGTCATTGAGCACCTCAGCAGGACGACAGAGAACGAGTTGTTGACGGTGATCACAGTATTTGAAGATGGGATAAACAAGCAGACAGCGCGCCAACTGGTGCCGTACAGTAAGCGGCATGGAGTGCTGATAGCAAGTGGCGAAGGATATGAGTGGCGAAATTAAAAAGGAGTGACGTAATGACATTTTGGTTAATAATAGTGGCGCTGATCATTATAGGAATAATCGGTGCGTCAATAATTAATAGCTTTGCCGGAGACTATGACTTTGTTACACCATTTTTATCCATCATATTTGCATTGGCATTTATTGCTGTAGCAATCGGATTGGTGATTGGGCGATATGTATTTTGATGCGCGGTTGACAGCAAAAACGAAGGAGTGATAAACATTGAAACTTATATGTATCAAATCGGTTCAGATGAAAGGTGAAAAGAAAGCTGATAGATTTCAAGCGTTCACAAAAGGAAAAAAATACATGGCAAGAAAAGGGACATTAAAAGGAAAAATGCAAGGTGTAAGCAATGATCCATATGATATAACACCGGTTTTACGAGCGAAAAATGATAACGGAGAAAGTCATATCATTAAGGTTCTTAAAGATGATTCATTTGATAATTTTTTTAATGAGCATTTTCAGGAAATCAAATGATTCGCAGTTCGACACTACCATGAAATTTAACATTATAACACACGTTGTCAAGGAACACCTGCCGGCGGCTTGATGCATAAGGGTTTTTGGTATTTCGACACTACGACGAAGGAGAGATAAGGATGATCTACAAACCAGAAGAGCTTAATTTAGTTCAGATTGAAAAGGCTGATAAGCAAACAGTTATTGTTATTCAGCTTAAAGACGGATCAGAGAAGATATTTGAGATTGAGGAGGGGTAATGGTGGCAAAAGCGGTTGAATTAAACATAAAAGGAATCAAGTGTGATCATTGTGATTACAAAGAACCGAATGTGAAATTTGAGGAATATGAACAATTCTTGAACAAGCCATGCCCAAAGTGTGGAGAAAACCTTTTGACTGAAGCTGATTTGAATAGTGTAAAAATGATGATTCAGTTGACAGATGTAGCAAATGAAATGTTTCCAAGTGGTTTTGATGGTGATGACAGTAAAGTTCCTGAATTTGATAAGAAAATCAAGGCAGCGGTTGAAATGGATGGAACAGGTAAAATGAATATTAAAGTTGAAAACGATGACTAAATAAAAAAAGATCGGATCCCTCCGACCATAGCTGATACCTAATTTTACCACATTAGGAGGGATAACCGATATGCAAAGCCTACTCAAAGACATAGATACAGATAAAACGGTTGAAGCCGCAAAAGAAGCATTAGAGAAATATCAATACTACCGGTTAAGCGTTCCAAATTTAAGAGAGCCAAAAATAACACCTGCCTATTGCCTGACACCGGGAAGCAATACAAACGAATTTCACAGCGACACAGAGGATTGTGCAGTCTATAATGTTGATAGTCAGGTATATCGGGAGAAGTACATTGAGCGTGTTAATGCGGCGATTCAGCGGCTGAAAGTGGAACATCAGAGACTGATTCGTGAACGTTTTTTGTTGGATGCTGATTCCAACCTGCAGGTGAGCATGAAGATGAATTATTCAGAGAGAAATTATTATCGTAAGCAGGAAAAAGCACTGATTTGTCTAGCGTTCGCACTCCGAATTGAGGTATACGAGGAAGAATGGCAGACATTTGGCAGAGACATGGCATAAGGTTGGCATAGATAGGAAAGATTATCCTGTTATGATGATAGTATGCAATATAGGGATCGGGGATAGCCCGGTCGAGCGTCCGAAGAGGGCACATAATTTAAGAGATGAAAAAAGAGGACCGGACGTGATGCTCCTGGTTCTCTTTTATTATGTATAAAGTTGTGATCGTGTTGGCAAAAGATGAAATCATCAAGATAGCAGAAGATTTTCTGAAACTAGCCAAAGACGGTGAGATTAATAATGTGCTGATCGTTTCTGAACATGATGATGAATTTTACCGTATTGCTCATAATGAAATGGGCATCGCTCACATCACGGGCATGACGGATATCGCCAAACACATGATATTTCACCCGGAAGATCGAGACAAATAAGCAGGAACATTGTCCTATTTTGTGGAATAGATTGTTATTCTGCAGAATGGGGATGTAACAATGGAAATTAAACATGATGAAAGATTAGAAGGAATCGAAAATATCTTGAGGTACCAAGTATTGAGGGACATTTTAATCGATAAAGGTTTTACTGATACAGATGATCTCAGGAAAAGATATTTAGAAAAGGTAAATACAATCGCTCCTGAATCTGATCGCAAGTTATTGAGATTCAGAGAAACGCATGAGATAGAATAAAGGTTAAGCACTCCTTCGGGAGTGTTTTTATTTTGCACAAAGGAGGGCACGGCATGAAGATTAAAGATCCTGATGAAGGCTGTAAAGGCTGCATATGGTTGGATCGGGAGGGGCTGTGCCCGTTCCTGAGGTGTGTGAGGAAGAATGGGTGGAAGGAAGACAGAAAAGGAGATGGTGGCGATGACGGATGAGTAAACTGACACCAAAGCAACAAGCATTTGTAGATGAATACCTGATTGATTTAAACGCCACACAGGCGGCAAAACGAGCAGGATACAGTGATCATACGGCTAAGCAGATGGGAACAGAGAACCTAGCAAAACCTGTCATCAAGGAAGCCATAGAAGCCCGAATGAAGGAGAAGGAAGAACAGCGTATTGCTAAACAAAACGAGGTGCTTGAATACCTCACTAAGGTCATGCGCGGCGAGACAAAGGAACAGGTTCTTCGTGGTGTTGATGTCGGAGTTCAAGAAAAGACGCATATTGAAGTGTCTGCAAAAGATCGAATTAAAGCAGCTGAATTAATTGGAAAACGCTATGCACTATGGACGGACAAGCAGGATGTGAGCATTACAGTGCCTATCTTCAAAGACGATGTTCCGGAAGATGATGGTGATGAATAGACCAGTCATCTCTCCAAGCAAAGCCATAGGTAATGGGTATAACCGATTCTGGCATGATCGCCATTTTTATCGGGTAGTTAAGGGCAGCCGTGGTTCTAAGAAGTCGCGTACCACGGCGATCAATTTTATTTATCGGCTGATGAAATATCCGTGGTCAAATCTGCTTGTCGTTCGCCGATATTCGAAAACAAATCATGATTCAACCTATACTGTTTTAAAATGGGCTGCCCACCGCCTACAGGTGAACAGCCTTTTTAAATTCAATGAGAGCCTACCGGAAATCACATATCTTCCGACAGGTCAGAAGATTCTATTCCGTGGACTGGATGATCCATTGAAGATCACATCAATTGACGTGGACACTGGTATTCTTTGCTGGTCATGGTTCGAAGAAGCGTATGAGTTGGAATCAGAAGACAAATTCCGAACTGTTGTTGAATCAATTCGTGGGAAAAACGAAGCTAACAACTTCTTCAAACAGGTGACCATCACTTTCAACCCATGGAGTGAACGGCATTGGTTGAAACGTGTATTCTTCGATCCGGAAACGCATGAGGATGATACCTTTGCGATTACAACGACTTTTCGATGCAACGAATGGTTAGATGAACAAGATAAAAAACGATATGAAAGCTTATATCGAACCAACCCACGACGTGCGAGAATCGTTTGTGACGGCGATTGGGGCATTGCGGAAGGATTAGTATATGAACGGTTTAAAGTCGTTGATTTTAGCAAGGATGACGTTCTCAGACGTGTTCAGAAAACAGCATTTGGGTTAGACTTCGGTTACTCTCACGATCCAACCGCTTTTGTTGCTATTGCTGTGGATCAGAATGAGAAGAAACTATATGTCTTTGATGAATTGTACGAAGTCGGGTTGAACAATATGAAAATTGCTGACCGTCTTAAGAAGAAGGGCTATCAACGGTCAATGATCATCGCTGATTCTGCCGAACCCAAGTCGATTGACGAACTGTCAATGTTCGGATTGTCTGGAATAAGACCAGCATCCAAGGGCAAAGACAGCATTCAGTATGGCATTCAGTACATTGAAAACTTTGAGATCATCATTCATCCGTCTTGCGTGCATTTTAACGAGGAAATCAATAATTACGTGTACGCTAAAGATCGTGAAGGAAACACGCTAAATGTACCGATTGATGACTTTAACCACTTGATGGATGCCATGCGCTATGCTATGGAGCAATACTCAATTAAACAAGACTACAATCACATTCTGCCGCCAACGCTTGGCGGCTTTTAATTTACCGTGAAAGGGGTGATGCCATGAAACTAATTGACCAGTACAGAGCTTGGCGAACAAAACGAGCAGCAAAGAAGTATTTCGGTGCACTCGGTCAGTCAATCGATAACCACTTGATTGGCGGACGTGAAACACAATCCAAGTGGGAGCGACAATTTCAGTGGTATGACGGAGTGATAAAGCGTAACCATTTGCATCAGCACAATGTCATGGAGACGCTGTCCTTCATCCGCGATATTAGTCCGGACGCATCGATGGCGATGTGGAACTTCCTGCGCTTAGCAAATAATGGGCATGAGTTGGAGGCCACAGACGGAAATGGCAATCCGGATGAACGATCACTTGAGTACCTGAACAGCCTAGCTGCTCGGGTTGGGAAACTGTATGGTGGCGGTGCCGACCAATTGATCAATGTCATGCTGCTCACCGGATATACGCAGGGAGCCATCGCGTTAGAAGTTGAACTAACCGAGAACCTAAAAGACGTGGCTGACTTTCATCCGCTGGATCCGTCTCGATTAGACTTTCAAGTGGACAAGGAAACACAGGAAACCAAGCTCGTTCAGAAGCAAGTGGATGGAAGCTACAAAGAACTGAACCCGAATCAAGTCTTCTATCAACCATTCGATCCTGACATAGATGATCCGTATGGCCGGAGTCCAATTCTCCCGGTTCTGCAGATCATCTTTTTTCAGGTGGAAGTATTGAAAGACTTGAAGCAGGTAGCGCACCACCAAGGACACGCACGGTTTGACGTTTCGGTAGTGGAAGAATCCATCATGAATAATATTCCCCCTCAAATCAAGGCACAGGGAGAATCAGCGGTAAGGTCGTTTGTCAATAGCTATGTCAGCGATATTAAGTCGACATTCAAAAAACTTAAACCCGATGATAACTTCTTTCATACCGATTCTGTCAAGGTGGATATGTCTGGCGGAACACAGGGCAGGAGCATGGACGGAACTGCATTAATCAACATTATCAATCAGCAAGTGACCACGGCACTGAAGCAACTTCCTATTTTGCTTGGCCACAACGAGGGCGTCACAGAAACGCACGGTACAGTGCAGTGGCAAATATTTGTTGCCGGTGTGGAGAGCATCAGACGTGGTGTAAAGCGGATGCTTGAGCGTGCCTATAATCTAGCATTACAGGTGCAAGGGTCGCAGAGCACGGCAAAGCTAACTTTTAATGAAATACGTGTCACAGACCGCTTACAGGATGCACAGGCGGAACAGCAAGAAACAAACACATTAATCACACAAGTCAATCAAGGGTGGATTGATAACGATGAAGCAGCAAATTCAGCGGTTGGACATGATGCCGTTGGCGAACCGAAAGCAGCAGATCTATCGAACTTGTTGCGCTCCATGCCTATCGAACAGAGGGCAGAGCCAAAAAAATCTAAGGCGGGGAAAGGGGGCGATGACTTTGTTAAGGAACTAGAGACCGGATATGCGGACGATTTATCGAAGCTAACCACAAGCGCCACAGACGCGCTACACAAGCAATTATCAGATCAGCTAGCCACTTATCAAAGTCGTTTGAAAAAGTCCGGTACACCGCCGACACGCGTCTTATTGGCATGCGTTCGTGCGGATAAACCCGGCATACCGTCTGAATTTATCCGGTGGGTTAAGGTTCATATCTTGAATGATTCGCCTAAACGGCTTCGAGAGTGGATCGAGAAATTGAAAGAGTGGATGACTTTAGGAGCGTTTTTATCTGGCAAAGTGACGCTTGCTGAACTGACTACGGACATTGAATTTAACGAGAAAGACACTCAACTACTCCGTTGGATTGAAGAACGTTCCACAAGAGACGCTGATCTTATTCAAGGTGTAAGTGATGAAGAAGTCATCAAAACGTTGTGGGACGTTGTTTACGAAGGGAAATACTCCATTCCAAAAGCCGTTGAGGCATTGCAAGATGCTTATGGATTCAGTAAAGGCCGTGCCAAGACAATTGCCCGTACTGAAATGATCAGTTCCGGACGTGCCGGACAGTTTCATGGAGATTATCAATCCGGCATGGTGATCGGTAAGACATGGCACTGCACCTATGATAGCCGGACAAGACACGCGCACGCCGTAGCAGACGGTCAGACGGTTCGATTTGATAAACCATTCATTGTCGATGGACAAGAATTGATGTTCCCCGGCGATTCATCACGTGGGGCATCAGCAAAGAATGTCATTCAGTGCCGTTGCTTTTATACCCGTCTCTTACAGGGCGAGGAAAACAAGTTGAAAGGGGGTGATTGATTGAGTGAACTTCTCTATATGCCTGTGCGGTTGGATGCCGGTACAGAACAAGGCAATGCTGATGATGATCTAGCAAAGATCAACAAGCAGACCATTGAGCCGTTGACGGATGAACAGGTATTCCGATATTCGGGCGTTTGTAGTAATGACAACATGGATAGCTACTTCACGCGAATGGATCCACAAACAACGTTACAAAACTATGTGCAGGATCTTCAGAAAGGTGTTGCGCTGCTGGAAGGACATGATCATGACAAGAATCCGTATGGGCGAAGCTTTGATGCTCAACTCATTGGTGACGGTCAAATTAATTCAGTTCGCGGCTATTGGTATTTAATCCGAGGATTGCAGATGAACGGTGGGAGCACTGACAGCTTTATCAAAGCGATAAAAGGTGGAATCATTCGAGACATGTCGGTTGGATTCGGCGGTTCAGACATTGAGTACGTTTGTAGTGCTGATGGCAAAAGCCTGTGGGATTCGTCGTTCATGCCTGGCGACTTAGATCCGGATGGAAATCGAGTGTTCTATTGGATTAAGAATGCGCGGCTGATTGAAGTCAGCACGGTATTTAAAGGATCAACGCCAGGGGCTTACATTGATAAGGCACAGGACATGGTCAGTCAAGGCGAACTGGAACCATCTAGAATAGCAATATTGGAGCGACGCTATCAAGTCCGATTGGACGACGGTAAGCGGCGTTTTTATTTTAATCAAAGCAAAGGGAGTGAACGCAAATTGGGCGTACTCGAAGAACTCAAGACAGCAGTTGAAGAAAACAAAATTGAAAAGGCACGCGCTTATGCGGTACTGGACGGCACGGGCGAAAAATTCCGTCAGCCGGACGACATTGCACTGCGAAATGAACTTGGTGACAATGCAACGGTTGAAGGTGTGAAAACATTGAAGCAAGAAGCGGAACAGGGGCGCGCTTATGTTGCTGATCTGATTGATCAGGCAGTAGCTAGCCGTGTGAGAGCACAGGGGCAGGACTTTAAAGCTGACTCATACAAGCAGATGCTCGTTCGTTCGGCGGACATTGATTTTATTAAGGACGAGATCCGCAGCTATGAAGAACTGGCGAAAAAGAATCTCACGCCAGGGCGTAGTACACAGGGAAACGATACGCAGCATCGCGGTCAGGAAACTGAAGATGATGATGTGATTATATCTGAAAACTTTAAGGAGGCTGAATAATTATGCCATGGATTAAACGAGGCGGCATGCTGCCAGATGATTACGGACTGTCAGTAACGGTCTTCGCTAATGAAGCAACAACAGAAGCACCAGTAAAAGCAGGAACACCACTCAAATTCAGCACAGAAGCTCCGTATACGGTAGTTAAATGTGCAGACGGTGACAAAGTGCAGTTAGTAGCAAAACATGATGTACGGTCGCCAGAGGAGCCACTAGGTGCATATCTGATTGGTTTCAGTCGGAATCATGTACTTCCGTATTCCGGCACACTTGCCGTTGGTGATTCGGTCGTTGCCGATGCCACTGGCGGTGTGAAGAAATCGGTCGATGGTGGCGGAGCAGCTGTGACCAATGGAACTTTTGTTGCACAGATCAATGACAATCAAACATGCGAATTTTTCGCGTAAGGAGATGGGATTGAATGAGAAAGATTAAGAATAAACGTGGCGAAGTAGTTGAACTGAAAACAGGCTCTGCCCTGCAAGAAGAAATGCGATCAATCGCAGCGAGCAATAAAAGGCTGAAGGTGTTGGCTGACGATCTGTCTAATGGTCGTTCGTCCTCACTGTTCAAACGCTATCTTGAAAACGAAGGCGTAACGCTGAAAGATGCCATCCGTGCTTTTGGCTATGATGACATCGGCGTTGAGCAAGTACGTGCTCTGTACTCGAACGACAATACAAAGCCACTGTTCAATACAATCGTCGAGGACGGCATTCGCATCGGCTACGCTAAACAAGGCCGTGCATCTCAGCTGATAGCGAAGACGGTCGGCATTGACCAACAGACCTACCAATGGTACTACATCGATGATCCGGATAAAGATGAGCTGGACTTCGCTACGGTTGGACAGGCTGCACCGATTCCGACAGCTATAATCAAACTGGACGGCAGTCACACCATTCAAGTATTCAAACGTGGTGCCGGCGTGGAAATCGCCGACGAAGCGAAATCAATGAACATTGACCTTCTAGCACTTCATGTTCAGCTTCGTGGACAGCGTCTCGCACGCACAGATGAATACCGAGCAATTGACCGTCTACTGAATGGCTACTTCTCTGATGGCGCAGACGCTGCGCCTACGCTAGGCGTTAAGACAGCCAATCAGCTGAAACTCACCGATGCTTGGTATGCAGCACAATACATGCAACAAGAATACGGGTTCACGCCGAAACTTGCGATTATGAACCTGAAAACAGCTGAAGCATGGGCGGCGCAGAAAGAAGATTCCGGACAATTCATCTTCCTGAATCAGCTGACAAGCGGCAATGTACCGGACTTCATCAATGCAACGCCTTTCGTATCTGCACAGGTGCCGGATAACCGGATTATCCTTGTTGATACAGACTTCGCACTGATTAACTATCAGTTCAAGCCACTATCTGTTGAATCGCAACGCAACCCTAAGACACAGGTTGAAGGTTCTTATGCGACGGTCACAGATGACTATGTACCGTTCCAAAAGAATGCACGTCTGATTTTGACACTTGACCAAGAGCGATAAGGGGTGATTTGAATGGCAGTAGCAAAACCTAAATTGTTCAAGCTCAAAGACCAAGCCACACAATACGCGGAAGGGTCTTTTACTTTAGCAGGAAAACAGGAGAAGGAACTTCCGAAAAACCCTTCTCCGGAATTGTTAAAACGGATCAAGGCAGGATTTATTGTAGAGGTGAAGTAAATGTTTGCCACATTGGAAAATATCAGGGACGGAACCGCGTTCCCTGAGGTGAAAGAATTAGATGATGCCCAATTGACAGCGTACATTAAGCGTGCGGAGCGATGGATTTATCATGCGACCGGCGTTGATTACTCTAGTGCAACCGATGAAGGAGTTTTGACTGACCTGCAGACGGCAGACATCCATCTCGTCGATCTGCTTTGGTATCAAAGCCAAGATGATGTGAAAGATGAAGCAATCTCCGGCATGCAATCGGAGCGTATGGGAAACTACCAATACACAAAGATGCAGAAGGCGACGCCGCAAAGTGACAGCACCGGCATTCCCGAACTGGATATGATCTTAAAGGGGCTTACACCGTCACATGTTTACGGTGCGAGCTTTTTTTCTGTGTCCGGACCGAGTGATTGCCGATGAGCTTCCGCAAAATGCTGATCCATCGTTGCACGTTACACATTACAGGAGAGAAAACGGGTGATGATGACTACGGACATCCGATCTATTCAAATCCGGAGGACATTAAAGACGTTCCATGTCGCGTTGATCAGGTGCATAAAACCGTTTCAGTTGATCCGAACGGGCAGAACTACATCACGCAATATGTTCTGTTCACCGGCTCCGGTCAGGAATTGAACAATTCAATGACGGTCACTAACTTGAAGGATAAGGACGGGAACACAGTACTGTCTGGTTCATTTTCACTCCAAGACGCGCAGCCGATCTATGGACGTGCTCGATTGCATCACTACGAAGCAGTCATGAAAGGTAGTGAGTAAATGCCTGATGGGATGAAGTTTAAGCTGAACATTGACAAGAAAACGATGCGCTATTTCCAAAAAACAATGCCTGGTAAGTTTGGAACGGCTAAGAAGAAGGCTGTACAAGCTGCAGGAATGGTGTGGGCTGACCAAGCGAAAGAGATCACACGAAACGAAGGGCATATTGACACTGGACTTTATGTGAACTCAATCGGCTATAAATCAGGTTCACCTACCACGGAAGCCGATGTCATGAATGAGATTGTCGATCAGCACGGCAAAACAGTCCTGCGCATCGGCTCTAATGTCGCCTATGCAAGCCACCTTGAAAAACGTTTTAACATCATGGCTGATGCGCTCGATCAGTCCAAAGATCGTATGAATAAAGTTGCCAATGAGCAAATAAAACGGACATTGTTCAACTAAGGGGGGATTATGATGATTGATTATGTTGATCCAATCCCTCCGGTGCTCAATTTTTTTAAAGTGTATATGCCGGACATTAAATTTTATGGAAATACAATTCCTGCAGGTGTCACATTGCCCGTTGCAGCTATTAAAAATGCAGGGGGTAGCAATTATACCCGATTGCAATTATTAGCTCGTGCTGACAGCGATGCGCAAGCTACACAGGTGTTAATCCGTGCAATGAACCTGCTTGAACGGTGCGCCGGGAATATTAATGGTCTTGGGGTGACATGGTGCCAGCATGAGACGGCACCGCTACCGGATAGGGATGATGACACCGGGAAACCGGAATCATGGTGCTACATGAAGTTAGACAATATCGAAGCCTAAGGGGGCAATAAAATGGGAACATTTCAACGAATTAATAATAAGCAAGCCACTGTTTACGGTGGACCAGGTCGACTATTGATCGCTCCATTTGGTGCGGCACGTCCGGAAAAACTATCGGACATTATTGATCTTGCAAGCTATGATGCAAAATCTGGATGGCGCGATCTTGGTGCAACGAATGACGGAATCTCAACATCACGCGGTTTTGATACCGATGATGTGGAAGTTGACCAATCAGTCGAACCGATTGATCAAACGATCACAGGATTTTCAAACTCGCTTTCTACCAATCTTGCAGAACCAACTATTGACAACCGTCAGCTTGCTTGGATTGGTGGAACAATTACGGAAGTACCGGCAGAACTTGGAACAGCCACAACCGTATCGAATGCAACAGTAGCTGGATCAACCGTGCTTAATGTAGCTTCGGCAACTGGATTCACAGCAAATAGCTACTTAAAGATCGATGATGAATTTAAAAAGATCGCCGCCGTAGACGGGAATAAAATCACACTTTCCGAAGCACTAACTTCTCCACACACTGAAACAGCAGAAGTAGCACCAGTAACTGAACTCGGCTATAAGAAAATGAGTTATGGCGCACCATCAGACGTTCCTGCATTCCAAGTTGCTCTGCTTTCCATGAAGAAAGATGGCACGCTTTATGGCATCATCTTCTATAACTGCAAAGTATCCGGAGACGATTCGGAAATGACCTATGAAAAAGGTCAAAAACTGCTTCCGTTGCAGATGAATGCACATACGGTTGATGATCTTCCGGAAGATGAGAATGTCATGGTTGAATTTGAACAGGTATTGGCATAAGGAGGGGCTTTAATTGGCGACAAAAACAGTGGAATCATTGGATCTTGATAATCTTGATACGGTTAAACTCGAAAGCGGCATTGAAGTACCTATTCCTAAGTTGACGAATCGGCGTGTGATTCAATTGGCAAAGTTTTTAGCTGACAGTGGAGCGGAAATTTTAGAAGGCATCGACAATTATGAAGAACTGACGCAGATTGAACTGGTGTCAACTGTTTTGTCGTTGATGACTGAGGAACAGATTGGCAAACTGCTTCATATCGCACTGGATATTGACGAGCAGGAAGCACTCAACTTTGATTTTGTCGATACGCTGCAGCTAATTCAATCATTTGTGGAGAAGTCAAATATTAAAAAGGCTTTTACGGCAGTCCAGAACATGACGAAGGTGTTCACCAAGCAGAACACGAAAGCAGCAACAGTAGCAGCGGCGAAGTAAGTTCTGGACAGACCGTAGCTGATGAAATGAGCAAGTTAATCCAAGACGTGATCACAATGATTGAACGCGTTTCCTCTCATTTTCGGTACACGGAAGAATACGTTTTAGATCACACGTTTCATTGGCTGAAAAGAAAATGTGAGCAAGTAAATCGTGAGCAGTATGAACGCCGACAGATGACATCAGAAGAAACAATGCGTGGTGTTATAGCGGCGATCAGTGGAATATTTGGCGAAAGCAATCCTGAAAAGATGCTATTGCCTGATTACGAAGATAATCAAGAACAAGAATCAAACACCGGTGACTGGGTAACTGACCAGTGGTGGCCCAAGTCTAGCAAATAAGCTAGGCTTTTTATTTTGTCTTGGAAAGGTGGTGGGGACATGGCAAATACAGTTGGCGGTGCCAATGTCGAGATCAGCGTTGACGATAGCAACGCGCGAAAAGGATTAAATGGTTTTATTGGCTATCTTAAAGGTGTTTCAAAGATTGCAACCGGTGTTGCTATCGGTAAGGCTGTCTTTACTGGAGTGGCTAAAGCAATAAATGTAGCTGGAGCATCGACCATTGGCGCCAACGCCAACATGGAGCAGTATTTAAATACGCTGACCGTTGTCATGAAAAGCCACAAAAAAGCGGCTCAAACACTCGCATGGGCAAAAAACTTCGCAAATAAGACACCGTTTGAAACGGATGAGATTGTCGATGCTACAGCTAAATTACAGTCTTATGGACTAAATGCACGTAAAATACTCCCTGACATTGGCAATATGTCGTCTGTTATGGGTAAATCGCTTGATCAGGGTGTGGAAGCCATTGCCGACGCTCAGACGGGCGAATTAGAGCGACTGAAAGAGTTCGGTATCACAAAAAATATGATTGTCGATCAAGCGAAAGAGATGCGGCTTGGCCTTGTTGTCAACAATAAGGGACAGATCACCGATCAAAAGAAGTTTAATCAAGCCTTGTTCGGTCTGATGCAGGAACGGTATAAAAATGGCATGAATATCCAGTCCACGACTTGGAAAGGAATGCTGTCAAATATACGCGGTTTTATGTCTACTGCTGTGCAAGAACTGTCTAAACCGATGTTTGAAAAGCTAGAAGCAGGTTTAAGGCATATAATGCCGTTGTTTGATGGTGCAACTGCACTAATGAATGGCGATGTTAATGGATTTAAGAAGTCATTGGTTGATGTATTCGGGCAAAATGGCGCGAATATGCTCATTGGATTCTTTAATAACGTCAATCAAGGCGCTCAGACTGCCTCTAAAGGCTTCAATTTTGTTAAAGATGCTATTTCCGGCGTGTTTAATATTTTGACTGGAAACACAGGAAAAGGTGTGTCTATTTTGACATCCTTGGGGCTGTCTCCGGAGCAAATCAACATGGTCATATCAACAATAAGCATGTTGAAAGCATACATCTCAACGTCTCTAAACAATATTGTTACTGCGTTCCGAGGCTTCAGCAAATTTATTATTGCAGCATGGGATATCATCTGGCCATATCTAAAGCCCGGATTGATTGCGTTTATTACTTTTGTTCAATCAGTGATTAGTCAATTGGTTGAGTTCTGGAAAGAAAATGGTGATACAATCACTGCCGCTTTAAGAAACGTCATGAACGTTATCCTTGCCATTCTCAAAGTGGCTATGCCAATCATTGCGTTTATCGTCGAAGATATATTTGGCACGATCAAAGGGATCGTACAAGGCGCGTTAAACGTTCTTATGGGGTTAATCAAAGTATTTTCAGGTCTGTTCACAGGAAACTGGGGGACGATGTGGTCTGGAATTAAGCAATTGTTCTCCGGAGCAATACAGTTTATCTGGAACATCTTTGATCTTTTGTTTATTGGCCGTATTTTAAAAGGTGCCAAAGCATTCGGAAGTCTGCTGAAAACAGTGTTCTCGTCTTTATGGGGATTTATCAGATATCTATGGGACAGCTCAATTGGAATAGTTGTCAAGATGATTACAGGCAACTGGGCACAAATTTATCCTGCGTTGGTCGGGCCGTTATCAAGAGCGAAAGGAGCAATTAGTGCTGCTTGGTCATTTATCAAATGGCTGTGGGATAACAGTATAGGCACAGTAATCGGAATGGTTAGAGGTCATTGGGGACAGATATCCGGCTTTTTCAGTCATCCATTATCATCCATGAAAAGCATGGCATCAAGCGCTTGGAATCACATTGTAGACGGTGCCAAAGCATTGCCTGGGCGCATTGGTGACGGTATAAAAGCCATGGGAAAGAAAGCTGTTAATGGTGTTATTTGGCTGTCAAACAAGATGAATGATGGCATTGCGAAGGGGATCAACTCCGTAACAGGTGGCGTAGAATGGATTCTCGGCAAGATCGGAATTAAATGGAAGATGCCTGATTTCAAGGCTGCACAATTCGCTTATTATGCCAAAGGAACAGGCGGTCATCCCGGCGGCGACGCTGTCATGGGTGACGGCGGCAAAAAAGAGCCGTACATGTTACCAAATGGTCAAATGGGAATCAGCCCTAATAAGCCGACTTTATATCCGAATCTTCCAAAGGGCACGGTTGTGTGGTCATCCATTAAAAAAATGATGAGCACCATGCCGGCATATAAGGGCGGTGTTGGCAGTTGGATTACGGGCGCCGCAAGCAAAGCGTGGGATGGCATCACAAATGTAGCAGGAAAAGCCAAGGATATGGCTCTTGATGTGTGGGATTATGCTTCTCATCCTTCAAAACTATTAAATACCGCGCTTGAAAAAATGGGATTTAGTATCCCTGATCTACCCGGTGCATTCGGCAACCTTGCCAAAGGTGCTTTAACCAAGATTAAAGATTCAGCAGGGGACTTTGTTAAAAAGAAATTTGAACTTGCTGATGATCCTCCAGGTCAAGGTGCTGAACGGTGGAGATCGACCGTCAAACGTGCTCTTGCCATGAATGGTGTACCTACGTCAGCATCTTATGTAAACGCATGGTTAAAGCAAATAAGTAGCGAATCTGGTGGCAATCCAAAAGCCATTCAGCATGGATACACTGACGTCAACACGAAGACAGGTGACTTAGCAAAAGGGCTTGTTCAAACAATCAGTGCGACATTCAATGCCTATAAATTCCCGGGGTTTGGAAATATATTTAAAGGGTTGGATAACCTTCTGGCCGGAATTAATTATGCAAAAAGTCGGTATGGCATTAAAGGCATGCTGAGCGTTATCGGACATGGACATGGTTATGCAAACGGAACCAAGGGACACCCGGGCGGTGATGCAGTATTAGGCGATGACGGCAAGAAAGAGCCGTTCTTGCTTCCAAATGGATTGTTAGGATTAAGCCCTGCTGTTCCTACTCTGTTTAAAAAATTGCCGAAAGGCACGCAGGTATGGCCGTCAATCAAAGAATTTATGGCTGATATTCCACATTACGCGCAGGGAATTCATAGCATGGTTAGTGGATTGTCTTTACCAAGCCTGAAATTTAGCAATCAGTCCATGGACAAGCTTGCTGATAGAATCAATTCCAATGATGGCGGTGGAATACACTTCCATATTGAAAACTTCAACAATTATTCTAGTAAAGACATTGAACAAGTTATGAACGAAGCGTCATTCTACGCTAGAAGAAAGAAGGCGTTCTCATGACACAAGTTTATTTTGAATACAACGGAATCAAATCGATTGATAAAGGTTTGCTGATAAAGAAAGGGCGCCACATTGATTCTCCGGATCGAGACGCGACATTTCAATCGATTCCGGGCAGAAATGGCGACTTGATCATTGACAATCGGCGATTTACCAATTATGAAGATGAGTACGATTGCTGGATGAAACCTTTGTCAGGTCAAACAATTTATGATCAAGCACGTGACATAAAAAACTGGCTGAAAGGTTCTTACACCTATAAAAAATTAATTGACAGTCCGGAACCTAATTATTATCGGGAAGCTGTTTGCATCACAAAATTAGACATTGAAAAAATGTTGCTTAGATTTGGCGCTGTTAAGGCTGTTTTTAATTGTAAGCCATTCAGGCGTCGTGTTGATGGTGACACCATCCAGTCTTTAGTTGCATCTGGAACAGTTACTAATCCTGAGCGGTGGGAATCTGAACCGTACATCAAAATCACAGGTAGTGGCGATATCACGCTGAAAATTAACGATCAAGACATCATCTTAACCGGCGTGAGCGACTATCTTGAGATTGATTCCGAACTACAATCCTGTTTTAAAGGGCTTGTCCTGCAAAACTCGCATTATCGTAGCGACTTCTGGCCGGTGTTGAACATTGGCGAAAATCAAATTTCGTGGACCGGATCAGTAACCAAAGTCGAAATCAAACCGAGGTGGCGAACGCTATGACACCGGTACTTTATGCTGCAAATGAAACTCAATTTAATAGTATGGGAATCGGCGTGCTTGCGGACACCATCTCGGCGCATGTAACCGAAGAGCGTAACGGAGCGTTTGAACTGGAATTTGTTTATCCGGTAGACGGTCCGCTTTTTGGTGAACTGCAAAAAGATCGTATTGTGAAGGCGAAAGCCAATGATGATTCCAACATGGATCCGCAGCTGTTCCGCATCTACTATATTTCAAAGCTGATTAATGGTCAGTGCACGTACAAGGCGGAGCATGTCAGCTATGAGTTAGGGAAGAACCCGATCACAAGCGTGAACGTGACTGGGACGGCACAGCAATTTATGAATACCGTGCTTGCAAATACACTATTCCCACACCGATTCAGTGCAATATCGGACGACCAGACATCATCAAGTAGCAGCTTGATTCGTGTGTCTGCCCGAGAAGCCTTTGGTGGCACAACAGGCAGCTTAATCCAAATTTGGGGCGGCGAATTGACGTTTGACAATTGGCTTATCCGTCATTCACTCAATCGTGGTACCGATACAGGAATCATTGTTGGCTATGGCAAGAACCTGACTGATCTCAACCAGGAAGAAGCTATTGACCAGACGTACACGAGCATTTATCCTTACGCAACTGTGCAGGTATCAACCGGCGAGGGTGAAGATGCAACAACCACCGATCAAGTGATCGAGCTACCGGAGAAGTACGTTGAAAGTCCGTATGTCGGTAACTACGCATATGGTCGCTGCCTACCGGTCGATCTGAGCGGTGATGATGTAACGAACGAAGCGTCACTTAGAGCGAAGGCACAGCAGTACATCATCAGCAATGAAATTGGCAAGCCAACGGTTAATCTGACGGTTAGTTTTATTAATCTGTGGCAGACGGAAGAGTACAAGAGCATTGCGCCGTTGGAACATATCAATCTGTGCGATTACGTCACCGTGCGGTTTAAAAAGTTGGGCGTGGACGTAAAAGCGAAGGTCATTAAAACGGATTATGATGTGCTTGCGGAGCGGTATCTTTCAGTTGAGCTAGGTGATCCGAAAAGTAACCTAGCCGACGACATTAACAGCATGCAATCCAGCATTGCCGATGTCTCTTTAACCGCAAGCCAAGCGGCGAAGGTATCCGGGTATGCGCTTATTCAGGCGAATGGAAAGAACAAGACCTACTTTTCTGCAACTGAGCCAACTGGCAATCTGGTATCAGGCGATCTCTGGTACAAGATTGTAAACGGCCAGTATACCGAAATGTGGCGATACAACGGCATCAGCTGGAACAAGATTCTGTCCGCCGATGCCAATGATGCCCTAAACAAAGCAATCGACGCGCTCACCGCGGCAAATGGTAAGAACACGGTATATCATCAAGCTGCCCAACCAATCGCGGCAAACAATCAAGATATTTGGTTCCGCGAAAATGCTGATGGCACGGTTACTATTTTCGTCTATCAAGATGGACAGTGGACAAATCCAATACAGGATGGCGTCAAAGCAGCGCAAGACCAAGCCGATACCGCAGTAGCAACAGCAGACGCGGCGAGCGCGCAAGCATCTAATGCGCTCAACACCGCTAATAGTGCATCAGGTCAAGCGGCAACAGCGATCAACACGGCGAACTCTGCTAACAGCGCGGCGAGTGCGGCTCAGCAGACAGCGAGCAATGCGTATACTCAAGCTAGTAGTGCATGGAATAATGCTCAGACGGCGATGAGCGATGCCCAAAGTGCACTAGACAATATTAACAATTTGCAGATCGGTGGAAGGAATCTTTTACTGAATAGTGGGTTTTCTAATGGAACCTATAATTGGGCCGGGTCTCATGGTTCTAGTATTACATTGGGAACTTCTTCAGATGCGTCATATTCATCAAGACCTGACCCTAATTATGGAATTCTTAAGGCAGTGCAAAAATTGGGTCAGAATTATGCTTATATCACTCAGAGTCTAACTGTTAAAGTGGGACAAGAATACACAATATCGGGTTATGTTTATGCTGATTCTTCTGTTCCAACTGGAAGTAATACTTTAAGAGTAGGGGTATATGAATCTAACAGTGGATCATGGATTAATCCTCACCTTTCATTTATTGAAGTAAGAGATTCGTGGTCATATTTTTCTTACACATTTACATCGTCATTAAGTTCCATAATAGCTATTGTTGGGGTCGGAGGAACCAGTTCAGATGTTTCTTACACTGTTTATGCATCACTACCTAAATTGGAAAATGGTAATAAGCCGACAGCTTGGTCTCCCGCACCTGAAGATGTTCAAGTCCAAATCGGCAACATCAACGGTACACTAACTCAAAAAGTCAGCCAAGACTTGTTTAATACACTTGCCGGCACGGTCTCTAGCCAAGCGACATTAATCACCCAGAATCAATCGGACGTCGCACTAAAAGCCAATAAAGATTATGTGGACACGATCAATCAGACGGTCAGTAGTCAAGGCGCGCAGATTACTGCCAACGCTCAAGCCATCACGCAAAAGGCGGACAGTTCAACAGTCAATGCGCTGACTGGTCAAGTATCAACTATGTCTGCCACGCTGACCACGCAGGCGAATCAGATTGCGGCAAGGATCACATCTCAAGATGCTGATGCGAAGTATGCGACACAGACGGCATTGACGGCTACGAGTAGTAGTTTGACGAGTCAGATAAGTAGTGTGCAGACGAACCTGAACAATTTACAAGTTGGTGGAACGAATCTAATTCCGAATAGTGATTTTTCTGAGGGGTGGGTTACAAATGATGCAAACTATCAAAACGCGGGAATGTTTAACTGCTCGTCAGGGTCATTTTCCTGCGATTCAAATGGATTTGCAGGAAGCGCGACTCCGGCGAACGCTGGTAATACTGGATTTATTCGGGTAAATATAGGTGCTGCTGATTTATATACATTTATGCAAGATAATCAATATATCTGGCAATCCTTTAATTCGTCTTATACTAATTGCCGAGCGGCTTTGACAATTAGCAGATGGCAATCTGGATGGGGGGGATTAAATGGAATTGGCGATCTCAATGAGAGGACACCTTCATTTTTGGAAGGGGAAAGTAGTACATCAATTGTTAGATTTACTTTAACTGTTTATGCTCAAGACCAAACAAAACCATTTAGTTTTTCAATGTCTAAGATAAAAGCAGAAACAGGGAATAAATGTACGGATTGGTCAAATGCCTCTTTTGACATGGCTACTGTATTACAATTTACAAGCTTGTCTCAAACTCTGTCAGGATTTCAAACAACTGTTCAGCAGGATTATGCGACAAAGTCTCTTGTCACGCAGACAGCAACATCCTTGCAGTCGAGTATCGATGGCAAAGTAGGCACGGACGTATACAACAGTAAGGTGTCCCAGTTGTCCAATGATATCAATGCTCGTGTCGTCAAAAATGATGTGGTGCATCAGATTAACATTTCTACTGAGGGCATATTGATTGACGGAAGCAAAACGCACATCACCGGACAGACGACGATCGATAACGCTGTGATCACAAACGCTATGATCGCATCGATCGACATTGGTAAGGCGACGACGGGAACTTTGGATGCTAACCGTATCGGTGCAAAGTCAATCACTGTTCAAAAGCTTGACGTAGCGAATTTAGCGGCAATCAGCGCTAACCTCGGTGCAGTGACGGCCGGAAATATCACTGCTTCAACCTATACAACCTATGGGGTAGATAGTTCAGGTTATGTCGCTAAGCTAGTGATTTCACCAAGTGGTGCACAGTTTCCGCTAATTATTGATACCGAAAATGATCCTTACGCGCATGTACTTCGCGCTACATCTGATGGAATCTACACATCTACAGTTAGCAGTGCAACGAGTAGCACAAATCCAGATGGCCACTCGATTACCTACTGGTCATGGGCACACGCCGGCGTTATGGAATTAAAATCGTATGATAACACGACAAACAATATTAAAAATGTAGCAGAAATGTCTGATCATGGGGTTGATTTTCATCCTTCGGATGGCTCACATACCTATATCGATGCGCTCTTTACGGGGCTATATACGGACAAAGCATGTTATGCAAATAGTTTTATCTTCCCGGCGGATGATGAGAAGGATTCTGGTTTGTACTGGACAGCCAACGGGATTTCAGAATGGCGATCAAACGGCGTTTATCGCATCCGTGTGACGCCGTCAAATGTGTTTATCGGCGGTGGAGCGGATATAAATATTGACAACAACATGCACATAGAAAGTGACCAAGGAGTTTATTGGAACTTAGGAGGAGCAAATATAAGAGGAAACCAACTAAGCGGATTAGATTTTGTAACTGGTGGCTATGGAATCGGAATGTATTTAGGAGTCGATGGCTCTGGTCATAAAAATCTTAATGTTACAGACGATGTTATGGCTGGCGGTTGGGCATATGCTGCAAACTTTGTTAATACCTCGCGGGTTGAGCTAAAGCAGGACATCACAGCGCTTGACGATAATATTGGATTGTCCCTGGTTAATTCGCTCGACATCTATAAGTTTAAATACAAAAAAGACGTCGCAGATGGTCGGGCAAAATTTGTATATGGTGGTATTATCGGTGATGGCTATAGCCTACCTGATGATTTTAAAGACTTCGCTGATCAGGGAGTAAATCTTTACAGTTCAACGTTTATCGGATTGAAGGCAATACAGGAACTCACAGCTCTACATCAGCAAGACGTTTTAAAAATCGCAGAACTAGAATCTCGAATCTCACTACTCGAAGGAGCTGCAGCATAATGGAAATCAAAATTGAAAATCAGAAACTGGCACCGGCTATTAATCTACTTTATGGACTATCACTTAAAGGAAAGCAATCACGGCACCGCAGTAAGTTTGTACGAATGCTGCAAGAAAAATTTAACGAGTTCATTGAGGATGAAAAACAGCTGCGAAAGGAGGAATGCAATCTAGACGAAAAAGGAGAACCGAAAACATTTATTAAAAACGGGGTCAAAACACTAGATGTGAAAGATCTTAGTCATTTCGAAAAAGTGAAGAACGAGCTTTATAAGGAGAAGGTTGTGATTGCAGGTGCAGAAAAAGAAACCGCCATGCAGACGGTGCACAAGGTACTTGATAGCTTGGATAAGGAATTGAGCAATCAGGATGCCGATGCTTATGATTACCTGCTCGATCAGTTTGAAGCGGCTGACGAAGCGAAGAAAGAGAGCGCCAAGTAAGGCGTTTTATTTTGTTTGAGAGGTGGTGAGAAGGATGAGCGCAGAAGAAGCGATACGAATAGCAAATGAAGCGCAGACTTCGGCAGAACAGGCGCAAAAAGAAGCAAACAAAGCACTTGGCAAATAAACAAGGTGCTTTTTTAATACAAAATTTTAGGATGATGCCTATGATTGAATTCTTACATGACTACATTCACATGACAGATCGAGAGTTGCTAATCAAATATTGGTATGTATGGCTCATCATTTCTGTGGTGGGCTTTTTAATTTATATAATTTCGAGGAGGAATCACTCATGAACTATCAATTTACGGGTTTAAACGCGCAATACGACGCACAACGCAACATCACAGGTTTCTTGCTCCAATTTAACGGCAGAAACGACACAACCGGCGAATATCTCAACGGCAGCGTCAAGATCACAATGGAACAGTTTACAGCTGCAGGCGGCAATGTGGAGCAGATTAATGCACTGATCGCACCAGCGGTAGAAACATTGGCAGGCGGTACACAAGCATAATAGGGCGGTGAGGGAATGCAGGACAGCGAACGCATTGACCGGCTGGAAATAAAGGTCGGAGATATCGAAAAACGAATGGCCGTTGCGGAGACGGATATAAAAGACATCAAGGAAGATTTAAAAGACATAAAAGACAACACAACATGGATTTTGCGGCTGGTGATTGGTGGTATCATAACGGCCGTAGTATCCGGCATTGTTGGCCTTATCTTTGCGAGTATCCACATATCATAAGCGTCCTCCGGGGCGCTCTTTTTGTACATAATTTTGAGGGGAGGTGAAACTATGAAATTTGGAAAATATCATAAAAGGAAGCGATCAATTTTGAAAAGATTAATAGATGGACTTATTGCAGGAGCGCTAACGATTGTGTTGGTGCTCTCTTTTGTTGCACCGGCACAGGCAGAAACGGGACGAGTAGATTTTATCGACGCTAGCCATTACCAAGCGAAAGACGGCCTGCCAATCAGCTATTTTCAAACGATCAAACGCGCAGGTACTGACGGTGCGGCATTTAAAGTATCGGACGACAACGATTACCGAGACCCATCTGCAAACGTCAATATCGCCAATGCACGCGCTGCGGGATTGCGTGTGTCCGCTTATCATTATGGGCGTTTGACGAGCGTATCTGATGCACGAGCAGAAGCCAAGTGGTTTGATAAAAACCTTCAGGCGAACGGATTTAGCAAGACCAAAGATGGCTATGCGGTATTGGATATTGAGGAACAGTCACTTACCAAGGATAAGTACAAATTGACGTCGTACGTCAATGCGTTCCTCGCCGAAATGCACAGTCTGGGATACGATCGCACCGACATTTACACAGGCAAATCATTTTATGAGAACCGGCTTGTCGCATCAAAACTGGACAATAAGCAGCCGTGGTTAGCTAGGTATGCATCAGACGGAAAAACGGTATTAGATCCGGGCAACAATCGTGGCTCTCACCAATGGTCGAGCAGCTACGTTTACACGGTCAACGGCGCCAATAAGTATTTTGATGTCAACATCGACTATGCAGGCAAGTATACGGGTGCCGTCAGTTCCAAGGTCGGTAAGATTGGCAATGTAAGTCTAGTAAACTATCTAAAATCCAAAGGAAAGGCATGGTCGTATAGCGCGCGTGAGAAGATAGCCAAGCAGTACGGCATCACTGGATACAAAGGCACCGCTGCACAAAACATTGCTCTACTTGCCAAGCTTAAAGCAGGTATTAAACCGGCAAAGGTTAAAGCATCTGACCTGATCAAACAGCATTACTACACGAGTGTCAAAAAGGTCAAACTGACGCGCACAGCGGGCTTGTATCGCTCCGTAGAGTTTACGAGCAGACTTCGCTACTACAAAAAGGGCACTGTGTTTACGGTTAAGTCAATCAAGTACAGCAAAGCCGGTACGCCACGTCTCAAGGTAGCCAGTGGCTTTTATTTAACTGCAAACAAAAGCTATGTATCTAGCGTTTCGACCGCTAAAAAGACAGTCAAAAAGGCATCTACTAAAACTTATACTGTCAAACGTGGCGATAGTTTATGGTCGATTGCCAAGGCGAAGAAAACGGCCGTGAAGGCTATCAATAGCAAAAATAAACTGCACTCGGATGTAATTTATCCGGGGCAGAAACTAAAATATTGAGGTGATAATCGATGCAAAATTTTCTAAATTCTGTGGTTGATCCAGCTGTAAAAGTACTGATTCCAGCCATCGTTCTGTATGCATTGAATGTAGGCATGCCGTTCTTGATTGACAAGTTGATGAAATCAAAGGCAGCATTCCTTGTTAAAGCAGCGGAAAGTCTTTTTCAAGGAAGTGGTAAAGGAGATGAGAAATTCGCTTATGTCGTTGATGTTCTGTCTGATTACGCTGTAAAAAGGCTATTTTATTTTATTAGCAGTAAGAGACTTAGAGCATACATCGAAGCTGCGGTAACTGAATTACACGCTGAATTGCCAAAGGTTATTGAGAATGTAGAAAAACAGATTGAGGAGGGTGATAAATAATGTATGATCCTGAGTTTATTTCCAAAGCTAAAGCGATGGTTGCTGAGTATACCAATGAGCATCTTGATAAATCGGATTTAACAAAGCCAATCGCTCCTGAAGATGCCTATGTAGTTTGGTTTGCGAAAACTCTTCAGAATGCCAAGGCGCTTCTAAGTACTCCACTTCCGGATGGAATGTATTACGAAGTTACTTATAATGGTGACAATGAAGAATATTACTTCGATGCTTATAAGAAGTTTTACAACAAAAAGTTTGATAAGTAATTGTCTAAAGCATAATTAAGACATAATGATTCATGCCCGGCTATGCCGGGATACATATGGTATAATAAATATATAGATATCTTAGTGTTTTCTGCTAACTCATTTGAAGATGTATAGGGGACACGTAGGGATCGGGGATAGCCCGGTCGTTGAATCAGTGGTGGAATAGGTAACGCGTTAACTCCATTATGCAAACAAAGGAGGCAGGGCAGTTGGCCCAAAAAGCAAAGTTTGTATGCAAGGTGCAAATCCTTGCCTGATTCATAAATTTATGTAAGGGAGACTGCGAATTCGCAGTCTCCTTTTTCATTGTAAATAAACATCTGGTTCCTGTGGAAAATAATCCGTAACACGCTGCTGTATCCAATCTATAGCGATGCTCTTATGGTAAACAAATTCAAACAGTCGTCCACGCGTGTAGACGTCATACTCAAGCCAACTTTTGCGTGTAAGCCTTATATGATTGTCGAATACTTCTTTTTTGTTTAGCTGTATATCCTTTGTCACTTTGCTTATTGCATCGTTTAATTGTGCTACATAGTGGTTTTTAAATTTAAGCCCAGATGCAAAGATGGCTTTGCGATCGACCTCTAAGGCGCGTCTTATATATGGTAACAGCATGTATTCAGTGATGATTTGACGTTCTTCAGCTAGCAGTTCGGATGGCGGTAAATATTTCTCCATCATAACGTTCACCTCTGCCAATATTATACACGAACGAACGTTCTTTTAATACTGGTAATTAGTACATATGTTCGATATAATAAATGTGAGGTGATGAAGATGAAAAGAAGAGAAATGATCATAGATGCAATTGAAAATTTGACCAAAGAGAAGGGCTATCCACCGTCTGTACGAGAATTGGCAGTTGCAGTTAATCTCAAGTCTACGAGTAC